TTGATTTCGATGTGGCCATCATGGGTCACTGGCATCGTGGTGGCGAATGGTTCCTCAGCGGAAAGTGCATCCCTGTGTTCCTCAACCCGTCAATCGTCGGTCCTAACGAATACAGTATTGAAAAACTGCATGAGACGTTCCCTGCTTCCAGTTACATCTTTGTGACCAACGGAAAGGAAATTACGTCCCAAACCCTCTTTATGTTGCAATAGATTATGGCTACCTTCTCAATGGCAAAGGCCCATATACTGAGGCTTGCGCCCGAGACGGCATGTGTCCTTATCGGGCAGCCTGGTATTGGTAAAACTGATTTTGTTTTTGACCTTGCTCAAACGCTGGGTCTTGAACTTGTCAAGCTCCGTTGTGCCGAAGCTGGTGAAACGGGTGACCTCACTGGTCTCCTGAGGGAAGTTAATGGTGTCCATTCGCACACCATTCCCGACTGGCTTTCCCACAACAAGCCAGTGCTGCTGTTTCTTGACGAAATCAACCGTGCCAAGAAGGACACCATCAACGCTATCATGCAGCTTTGTACGAAGGAACAGGAATTTCTTGGTCACAGGCTCGCACCTGGTTCGAGGGTTATATGTGCGATGAACCCGTCGTCTATCGCCAGTAACGATGTGGACGAGCTGAACCGTGCATTGTACTCTCGTATGTCCAGAATTCACATCGACGTTAGCAAGAGTGACTGGCTGGCATGGGCGACAACTCATGGTATTCACCCTGATATAATTAGCTATATTGACCAGGCTACTGACGAACACCTGTTCAAGATGGACGACGTTGACCTCTTTGAGGATGAAAACACGGTCAACCCGAGAGCGTGGGAAAACTTCTCGAAGATGTACACTAACGGCATTCGTCTTGGTGATTACAAGCAGAACCCTACGTTGATACAGAGTGATGCTGCAAGCCATCTGGGCCCGAATGAGGCATTGTCGTTCTTCTCTTGGTTGTGTACGAAGCGGATGTTCAATCCTCAGAATTTCCTCCTGGAAACCAACGCCACCAAGGCAATCGCTGCGGCAAGCCGTGTCGCCAAGATGCTCGACGTGTATCAGACCGAGTTGTGCAGGAATGTGACAAAGACGATGATAACCCTCCTATCCAACCCTGCGATGGAAAAGGAGAAGAGCACTATCATCACCAATCTTTACTACCTGTATGACCGTCTGTCGGTGGAACATGTTGCCGATGCTTACGAGAATTACATCAAACCCGCAGTTCTCCAAAACGACAAACCTGATTGGTTTACGAAGCTGGCCCACACCAACGAGGATACCTGGAGTAAGATAAAAACAATCATTCAGGGAACTGGTAAACCCGTTGTTTCTGTAAAAAAATCTAAACAAACCAAGAAAAAATAACTTTTTTTGAAAACCCCCTTGCAAAAGGGGTTTTAATATACTATATTCTTGTTCAGTGGATTAAAAGTCTCACTCAACAAAAAGGTACATTATGATTATCAAACTCAACATCACAGGCATTCCTTCAATTCGTTTGAAGGTTTCAAACAAACTCACTCATCAACTTCATGTCACCCGCAAGTTGGACAAGTATGGCCGTCGCATCGCTACGTCCTGGGTTACCAGCAACACCGAAGTGACGCTTGAACGCTACCATGCCAACAAGAACAGCAAGGATGTGGATGGCTTGATTTACGTCGGTCGTGCCTTCCAGCAGTACATGGACAAGTTCGACGCAGACTTCGGTCTCCGTCTTGCAACTCTTCGTGCATTCAAGAAGTTCTTCTCCATCAATGGATTGAACGATGAAGCAGCCAATAAGCTTGCTGACGTTGCCGCTGAAGTCGTTATGGCAAACAAGGGCAAGACGAGTGTTGTTATTGGCAGTGCTGCACCTGCCAAGCAGGTAGTTGCCGCTGATGCTGCTCCTGCTAAGGCAACGAAGCGTGGTCGTCCGGCCAAGGCTTCTAGCGCGAAGTCTTCCGTTGCTCCCAGGAAGCGTGGCCGTCCCCGCAAGAGTGATGCTCCCGTGCAGGAAAAGCGTCGCCGTGGTCGTCCCCGCAAGATGCCGTCCTAAGGAGGATGTTACATGAAGAAGGAATTCAGTGGATACCTGAGTGCTTTCACTCCTGCGACAAAGGACAATGTCCCGTTTGTCAAGTTTTCCATAAAGACCAGTGAGAGTGGTGCTGGAAAGCATCTTCTCGACGGCACTCAGGAAATTGACAATGCGTTTGCAAGCGTGAAGGATTTCGTAACGAACAAGGGTTATGGAAACACAAAGTGTGACCTTGATGACCCTCTTCGTGTCAAGGTAACCTTTGCCTCGTTCTCCTATGATGCGTTCCTCATGTCAATCGCTGTAAAGAAGAAGGTTGACAAGGAACTCGGCGATGTGGCTGAGTATACGTTCAATTTCGAAAAGGACCCGTGCAACGATGACACTCAGTTCTGGTCTTCCCATCTCAAAGTCAAGGAAACTGACGATGGTGATGAAACCCATGAAGATGAAGACGAAGTGTCTCCCGTTGATGCCGAAATCATGGCACAGACTGACAGTCTGCTTGGTCTCGACGGTTCTCCTAAGAAGAAGAAAAAGAAGGCGTCTGGTTTCATCAAGTATGCCGTTACGGTTGAAACGATGTCCGAAGCTGACGCTGGCACCGAAGATGTTCCGTCTGAGGATGCCGAATGATGAAGTATACGCCAGAGACTGACAAGATTTTGGCCTGGGTTTTTATCCTGGTCATAGTCGTTGGTTGCCTGCTGTACTTTTTCTAAAGTGTTGGGACGGCCCTACCATTACTTCAAAAACGGGTCTTTCAATGCTTCGGCGTTGACGTTCCGTCTACGAAATAAGGACGGGTAGCATCGACCAAGGCTACGGGATAAAACCCGAAGAAGGTGAAGTGTCATGGTTAGTCCGATGGACCTTCGGGAAAGTCGGATTTTTTGTTGGAGTGGAGAAAGGCTGTCCTTCGGGACAGCCTTTTTCTACATGTGTGCGCCTTTGTCGAAAAGGCCGCAAACGTTTTCCTCTGTAAGGACAATCCAGTTTACACCTCTGTTGGCACACCAGTTTCGTGCTGCTGCCCATTTCGCCTGGTTCACCATCACTTCCTCGCATTGCATGTAGTAGCGTGCCATCTTCTTTTGGTGGGCCCTAACCTTCTTTGCGTTTGCACTCTCGGTCAATGCTTTCGGGGGTTTCGGCATGATGGCGAATTTCTCTGGCTTGATTTCAATTAGGAACTTGTTTACCTTGCTGTCAGTAGCCGATTTGCATTCGCAGTAGATGTCGGGGAAATACTTGCTCATCTTGTGCAGCTTCGGTGACATGTAATAGATTTCGAAATCAGGTTCGTAACCCCATTTTAGGACATAGCTGTTGTTGTCCATTGCCTGAAAAATCCTTTCTTCCCAAGATGACTTGCATATTGGGGCAGCCAGATTTTCCATGTACTTCTCTGGATGCACCAACTTGTAACGAGCGTGTTTCGTCTTGGTTCCGTAAATCATGTGGCCCCCTATTCGGCATATTCGCCTAGAATGTTTTTGATAACGTCTTCGTTGTAGTCATCAACGAGTTCGTAAGTCACCTCGATGTCGGATGGATATACTTCAATTGCGGCTCTTCCAGACTGGTTCGACGGGAATGGTGTAAACGGCTTGCTCATGTTTACTGGGTAGACCTTCTTACTGCAGTTATCGAGAATATTAGTCAGTTCGTTAACAGTGTCATTGCTTATTTCGTAATCAGCCAGCATCCTGAGGAGCTGATAGTATTTCTCGGTGAAATACGGGCTCACTGTCTTGTCAACAAGATTATGGGAGATGGATATGCACTTCTTCTGTTCCTGTTTCGATATAGGTTTCTCGCCTACGTTTACTTCGTTTTCCCTGTCTGGGGCCGTCCTGAACTGGATGGCTTCCTCGACCTTGCTTGTAGGCTTGTTGGCGGCGCTTGACCGTTTGTGCTCTTTGCATACTTTTACTATGCAAGATGCTTCAAGCTGTGATAGCAACGAGTCGAACTGGGTCTTCGGGTTGTCGCGGTAAATCTCACGGAATTCGTTTGCTGAAAAGGACTTGTAACCGAGCTTCGCTGCGATACACAGGTCATACAGGTCTGCTTCGAATGCTCCCTGCCAGAAAACGTCGTTAAGGCGGAGGTTTGCATTTATCTCCTTAATCTTTGCCTCGATGTCCTTCATCAGGCCTGGACACAGGTGGCTGAAACATACGGTCCAGCTCTTGAAGGTGTTAATCATGTCTATAACCGACATGCCGTAGAACTCCACGTTGTTCTTGTATTCTAGCGTGTAGATGAAGAAACACTCGAAATTTCCAACCATCTTGATGAAAGCCGTTACATCGAACTTCTGTGTCAACAGGTCGGCATAAGCCTTTATTAAGGCACGGAGTGGCTTCATGAGCATCTCAAAGGTCATTTCGATTGCTTCCTTGATGCTCAAATACAGCTTCATAAGGAAGTCATGCAGGAGGTCGTTCAGCGAACCTACTATACCGCCGGCAAGTCCTACACCTACGCCAAAGGACAGGGGGAACTTGTTCTTTAGACATTCTATCACCATCTCTGGATTTCTGGTGATGTCGTTGCCGTCAGCGTCTTTCTTGCAGTCTGTGACGCATGCGATTGCACGGCAGAAGCACGGGCAGTCAATCATGATTTGTAGCAGTTCTTCCCACTTGAAGTCAAGGGTAACTGCTGCACCGACACCCACATCCAGCGTTGCCGACATTTTAAGGTCGGAAAGGATTTTGGAAATGCACGCAAAAACGGCTGCGTTGAACCTCAATAGGGCGGCTTCCAGACGTAGACGGGCGGCATCAATCTTTGCGAACAGGACGAATGCAGCCTTCGTTGCGATGTCTATTGTCGCCTGAATCCATGCAATCCATGTGCCTATCGTCTGGCAGAGGCTCTTGCTTAATGTCAGTGCTCCTTCAATCCCGACGGGGAAGTTGAACTGGTTGAACTGGCCGAAACCGAAATTCAAGTTAGACAGCATACCAACGGCGGCATAGGCGTTTATGCCCATTGTGTCCCTACACCAGTCGAATACGACTTTCGTACAGTTGGTTGCTTCTAGCTTGGAACTTACATTATTTATGGAATTGGCGGTCTTCTCGACAGCTTCTGTAAAGCTGCTCAAAATGCCAGAATCCTTTGCAGTAGCCGAAGTTTCCTGTCTGGGCGAAATTACGTCTGTAATGCACTTTGCCATTTGCTTGTATGCCGCATGATTCGATAATAGTTTATACCTGGACAAAAATCGTGTTTGCATTATAAACTATCATTGAAACTAAAGGTGCATTATGGCCACTACACAGCAAAATACATCTACTAAAACGTCCAATCAGACCGTCAACAATGCCTCGACTAATAATGATATCAAGTCGATTGCTGACGCTCTTGCCGCATTGCCGAAAGAGACCGAGCAGACGATGAAGGGATTTCTTGACCAGCAGATGGCCAATGCTAAGAATGTAAACGATACCCTTGTCGAACAGTTCGGCAGTGCTATCGATAATAGCGAGATTGCCGCAACCGTCAAGGAAGTCAATGACGCTTTCCGTAAATCTAGTAATGCGGCGGAAAATGATGATGAAAACGAGAAGCGACAGACGGTTTTGACAAATATACAAAATGACCTCGACCGCATTCTCGAAATCCAAGGGGATTCCCTTCGGGCCGAATTGACCCGTGATGAAGCGGTCAATGATTCTAACCTGAACGAGGTTGAAGACAAATCCGAAGAAAAGGCGGACGAAGAAACCGATGTCGTAAAGGAAGATATCAAGCCGACGGAAGTAAAGGTCGATGTACAGCTCCCAGAAATGTCTAAGGACGATTCCGCTGATGAGAGCGAGTCCAATGAACCTAGCAAGGAGGAAACCTTGCTTGGAAACATTGAGGCTGCCCAGAAAGACCAGAATGCTTTGCTGAACGATATTAGTGATAAATTGGCTGATACCGATGTCAATGCTGTGGATACAGACGAAAGTGAGTCTGATGTTCCCAGCAGGGCGGAAACCTTGCTTGAAAACATTGAGGCTGCCCAGAATGAACAGAATGCCTTGTTGAACGATATTGGTCAGAAACTGACTGATGTTGATACCAATGAGCCTGATACTGACGAAAGCAAGACTAACGTTCCCAGCAATGAGGAAAACTTGCTTAAAGACATCGTTACTGCCCAAGATGAGCAGAATACTTTGTTGAACGATATTGGGCAGAAGCTGACCGAGGTCGATGAGGAAAATGTTGAGCAACCAGAGGAAGTAGCGAAGGATGTTCCTAATGAGACTGAGTTGCGTGTTTCCGAAGTGAACGACCACTTGGGCAAAATCAACGACAGTCTTGATGACATTTTGGAACAGTTTGGTGATTCGGTTGCGAACACAGATGTCAATGAACCTATGCCAATCGATGTTCATGTGGAGATGGAAACTAAATCTGTTGAACTAGGCGATGCTAGTTTGGATAGCCTGCGGGAAATTGCCGATATAGTCAAACAGAATGAAGATGAGCTTATTGAAAAGATTAGCAATCAAGAAGTATCCAAAGAAGAGCAGGAGCCTGCCACTAAAAATTCCATTACTGAGATGGCAAATGACATATCTGGTGCATCGGACTCCATGAACAATCAGGATGACACTCCGTTGAAAACACGTGATGAAGAAAAAGCGGCCCCAACTGAAAGTGCAGAAAAAGAACAGTCGGTTGATGATAATAGGACTCAGTTTGATATGGACGCAAATCAGGCGTCTGCAATGGAAGAACAGTCTCCAGTCTTGGATGCTCGAATGGATATGGCCGCAAGGGCTGAAAGGGACATTACACCAGTATTGAACGATGTGCAGATGTTTAACAGGATGTCATTGACAAAGGAAGAAATACATGTCTTGGCGTCAGAGATTGGAAAGGCGGTTGCTGAAAATATGATTGACAGAGAAGGCGATAAGAAACGTGATGCTGCTTACCTAGACGAAGTGGAAAGAATTATCGGGGGTTAGTATATGGCGGACAATGAGAAAGGCATATTCGGGAAAAGAACCCGTTACGGCATCAAGGAAAGTTACGTAAAGGATGCACAAGGAATTATCCGTAATTCCTTGCACGAGTTGAACCCTAACGTAGTTAGAATTGAACCGCTTGGTCCTGCCGCACGTCAAGCGTTCCTTGGACCTGTTCATGCCGCAGCCGATGCACTGAAACTGCGTATCGCATACGCCATGAACCCAGATGCGTTCAAGCCTTTCTATGGAATTTTGACACCAAATGATTTGAAGGCATTGACTATCTCTTTCAATAGCAATTGGGATAAGCAAAACCCAAAAGAATCGTTTGAACGTGCAGTAGAAATCTTGAAATCACCAGCAGTTGCCATGCCGTTGGGAGCCAACGTCGGTGAAACCATAGGTGAGGCTTTTGGTGGGCATAATGCAACTGGATTTGGATTTGGCACAGCAGCAGGAGCGCTTGCATCTTTCATATCAAACGACACCTCAAAGGGAAAATCTTTTGTAGATAAAGTTGCATCATTCGTTGGGGGTATAGGCGATAAGCTTGGTTCTTCGATGGAAACGTTTGGAATGGAGTCAACTTCTACTGGTGCATCTACATTGAAAAAATATGGTGGTGCTAGCATGGAAATCCCTGCAAAACTGACATTTACATGGTATATGCCAGAACAGGAGGACTTGTTCCGTCTGTCTATACACAGGCTTTTGCAGCTCGCATATGTAAGGAAGGCATACACTAACAAGAGCGATTTTTACGATAACTTGAAGGCGGCAACAAATTCTGGCATGCAACAGTCGTTTATCAACGCAAAGAACTTGAAGGATTCGTTGAGCGGTGTTGCCACCGCTTGGGTAGATGCTGGTGAAGCCATCTTTAATGTTGCCGAGGCCAATGTGATGGAAATACCTGGTCTTCGTCAGTTGGTAGAAACCAATAACGGACAGGCTGGCGATGGTGTTGTTGATGCCGCAGGCACTGGTGTCAGCATTGGTAACACGATTGCAAAATATGTCAGTGATATGGCAAAATCGCTTGGTGACACATTTGACAACAATGCAAAGGAAATGCAAGAAAATGGTAGGTTCTCGGATGCCAATAAGCAAAACCTTGTTGATGGAATGAATGTGGTTATCACTAAGGTATTGGAAGCTTATATGGAGGGAAGCACTTTCATGGGAGCGAATTTCGTCCTTGTGCCGAACCCAGTCAGACTTACTATAGGAAACATTCTTGATGTAGAACCGATGGTTATTGAAAATGTCAGCATCACTCCTTCGGAAGAATTGTTTATAAACAGCATTGGTGCAAGCATTCCTGTCACAATGAAAGTTACTGTTACGTTGAAGCCGTGGATGACTCCTGGTCCGAACCATGACTTCATACACCTTATTGGTGATAACTTGTTCTATCCTATTCCTCAGAAGGATTCGGATAAGGCTAAGAAGTAGAGGTTGATATGGCTGATGAAATGAATTACCCTAGATTTAGGGATGACGAACTTTCCATGTTGACCTTGGATAATGTTCAGGGTTATGAACAAGGCCGTCCCGATGTTATAGCTCGACGCACCATGGGAAGCAGCAGAATGTGTAAAGTGTTCTGTGCGGCTAACCATATCCGTAATCCGTTGCCGTGTCGTGATGCTGTTCGTATATTTGAAGAAAGCGTGTACAACGAGTTGTACATGAAAGGTTATCGTGGAGAGCAGTTGGAGGCAGAATACAAGAAGATGCTGGATGAGCTTGAAGTGACACCAGAGTATTGGCTGCATTACAACAACCTATTTAACGGTGTGGTAAGCGAGGTTACCGTCGGTAAAGCTGTCATTGTCCCGCAGCTCAACGATTCGTTGAACTGGTTGTCAAAATACGATACAAACATTCGATAGGTAGGCATTCATGCTTAATATAGATAACATAGACAACGCCTCGGTAGAAATCTACCTAATGGGAAGAGTCTACCCTAATTCCCTTATATTGAAGTTCTGTCTTAACATTCCATTGAACGGTGTTCCGTACGGAATTGCAAATATACAGAACGTAGATGATGCTAATGCAATCATTCATACTGGTGAATACGGCATAATGAAATTCAACAATACGGGAAGTCAGAAATTGGACAACACGCCGTTGACCTTTGTTGTTATGGAAACATCTCCAATCCAGGTTGTGTCTGGTACGAACAATAGTTTCCAGACAATTTCTTTCCGTCTAGGCGCCTTCGAAACTATGGATACAAGGACGTTCCAGAAATATGGTACGTCAACCGAAACAATGCAGCAGGTATTCAAGCATCGTCAGATTGACGAGCCAGTAATCGTCGTCCCGCCTAAGAGCACTGGCGACATGATGAACTGGATTGTTGTCAAGGCGGACATGGAACAGACGCTGAACGACATCGTAGAGCATTCCTTCTTGGAAGGCGACTACGTATATTACACATTCTCCACCGAGAAGTGCAACTATGTAGTATCTAGCATTAACCGTTCCAAGGAATACTATAAGCACCAGATGTTCATGTTCTACGTGAACGCACAGCGAGGCGGCAATGCTTCTATGTTCGAAGATTCGGACTCTGGGTATGTCACTTGGTTCTACACCACGGACACTAGATGGAGCGATGCTGGCAAGAACAAGAAGGACTTGTTCCCGCACATTACTTACATGACACTTACGGACAATAAGCCTGACATTGGCCTATGTGACAACCCATGTTTCAGCAAGCTCCTGAAGGGGGCTGGATATACCAATCAGGAAGAAATAGACAATGCGTTTGGTCCCGCTGGGTATAGTTTCGGCGATGCGTACATGATTCGAGACTGTACGGTAAACACCCACAATATGTACCAGATATCTCCTTTTATCCGTCGCAGATATATAGCAAGTCTTGGCAAAAAGATGAACATAACATTGGTCAACCTCATGGGGCCCGATGTAGGCTCTAGTGTCTATGTGTATGCCAAGTCCAAGGAGTTGAGGGACGATTTCTCCGCCCCTGACAATATCTATTGTGACGAGTATATTGTCCTTGGAAAACAGATAATTAAAAACGACGTGATGCGTAATGGCCCAAGCACCTCAGAAGACTCCCTAATCACCGTAGTTACCCTTGGCTCACCCAACCTTCTGTATGGACATCCAAAGGAAGTCGAGGACGAAATCGCTAAAATCAAGTTCCCTGAGTATAATGACGCGGCGAAGAAAGTATAAAAATGTATTTTATCCATTGTAAAGTAGCTGTATGCACCTATGGGTAAGCTTTGTTGTGATGGAAAGTTCGATGTCGGCCTGTATAAGCCATTGTCCCAGCGTCTGGTAGACTTTGGTAACGAATGCTTTTCCGAGTTTGCCGACAGAAACACTCTGATGTGGATGTTTATCTTCTATGACGGGTCTAACGATTGTCCCAAGTGCAGGTCATCGTTGGCGGACATTCACGACTGGTTCTACAAGAAGGGGTTGCTGGACAGTTCGAACAATATGGTCAAGATTGTGGTCGAACCAGAGCCTGAAAAGTGCAAGATATACACTTCGCTTGGTCTAACCCTGAAACCGATGCACATATTCTGCGAGCCTGACGGTAAGATTTTTGACATATTCACTGGCCTTCCAGACAGCAACTGGCTGGACAAACACATTTACCCGTACATACAGAAGAACATGGGCATGAAGAAAGTCTTGTCTACGATGAAGGAGCAATGATGACGGACATTAAAGAACATAGCATAAAAAGGATAGTTGTCGGTTATACACTGGACTCCGTTATAGAAGCCCACAACCAGGCACAGAACGTAGAGAACGAAGTGGTGTTCTACAACACGGGAACCCTTGGTGAACCTCTCGACAAGTACAATGACTTCATCTCGTATGACGATGCAAAGCGACTTAGCGTAATCCTCCCTGACCTTGAATTTGATGAATTCCATGGTTGCGACTACCTGTATATACCGTACGAAAAACTGAAGTTCAAGAACAGCCATAACGGGTTGATAACGCTCCCTTTCAACAAGCTCAGTTTCGACGACATCGAGGAGTGGAAGGCGGTCCGTGACGGGTATCTGGACGAGCATGTTCAGGCAATCTTAAAGGACATGTCAAACTCGCCGACCAGACTGATAACCATGTTTAAGCAGTATCTTCCGAAATGGTTCGTTGACAGCATAATCCGCAACGTCAGCAATACAAGGTGGGCTGACATTCCTACGAGCAATGTGACGCTCAATGGTTACCTGTACGAGTTCAACCTGAACCAGATTGAATCGGAAGGAATCAACCTGTGGTACAAGCCGAGAATTAGCTATAATGAAATCTGCAAGCGTATATTGAAAAAGGACAAGATTCCAGTATACGCCGCAACCAAGGAAGATTGCGTCCGTTTCCTTACTGACCGTTCAATCGAGTATGTGACGTTCATGGATAACCGAGTTGACCATTACCTAGGATACCGTAGCGGTATTTTCGACCGCTGTGTGATGTCTGCGGTGCGTTGCGAGCTGCCGTCCATATTTGCAAACGATTTTGACAACGGTATTATACGTACCCCGACATTGGCTCATTGGGGTATATGCAAGTACGGAAACGATGTTCGCAAACTTTATTCCAAGAAGTTGATGTCCATTATAGATGTTCCTACATCTGATATTCCGATGACGAAGAATAACCTCAGAATTTACGATGCGTACTCTAAGCTGCTTCCTCTATTCGGAAACTTCAAGACATTGAATTTACAGCAGAAAATAACTACGCTTATAAAGTAGCGTTATTTCTTTTTACTCGTCTCGTCTGGCATGGACGGAATAAAGCCCCTGCGCTTCTTGAACCTCTGGTTGAACTCGACTTCATCCTTTGGGCTAAGGGATTCAAAGTTGTTTTTTGTTCCAACCATTGTACCCCTGTCTCTTTCCCAGAACCTAAGGTTGTAGTCCAGTGTAGTTTCGGTTGAGCCTACAGTTGCCTGTGTTACTGTCGTGTTATCATGCAAGCCACGGTCGCTCTTTTTGAAAGTTCCGTTGAGTGTGTTCGGAACCTTGAAGGTGACGTTGAATGTTGCCAAATCCATAGAGCTGTTGTTTGGGTCTATGGTCGGTGCAGAGGTGAGTACGACTGAATTATATTCAGACATCTGAATAACGTCCAGGTTTGTTCTTGTTCCTGGGGAATAAGTAACCCATGGTGCTTTCGATGCCAATACGGCTTTATTCAGGTCAACTGCCCAGTCGTTTGCAGTAGCACCATTCAGAAGTTCTACCGATATATCTATCTTGTGGAAGCCAGACTTAGGACGCAGGACAAGCGGAGAAATCTGCGAGTTGAACATTGCATTGAAGAAGTTAAACCACATCAGGTACTGACTCTCCACTACGGTAAGTGTTAGCTCTCCTGGTTGAACTTTCTTTGGCATCTGGAAGGTCAAGTCCTTCATGCTGTCCAGAGAGTCTATTGTTTCCAAAGCAAGCGTCGGCTTAGGCAGAGTGACAGACTTGCAGTTCCACAACATGTTCAGGATACGCTTTTCATTATCCCAATGTTCCTCGATGAAATTACTGAACTTTTTCATCAAGTAAGCAGAGCCGTTGAACAGCTTTGGTGCGTGAGTGTATTTGTCGCCAGCACAGTTAATTTGCATTATGGTCAACGCCTTTTCCACATATTCACCACTGAACCCTATATGGAACTTGTTAGGGACAAATCCTTCTGCACGGGTAAAGTAGTCTTGAAGGTAGCTATCCGATGGACGCTCCGTATTGTGCATCACGGGGACTACGTGTGTGACTTGGTTAAATGGTGTTGACGGTGTGCTTGCCATAAATGCTCCTAGTATGAGTTACTGTTTTCTCCACCAGTAACTACACATATGGCTGACATAAGCGAGTTGGGGTCTGGGAGGCGGATAATCCTCTTAATCTGGTAATTGAACGACATGGTGAACTTCAACGCCTGTGCACTACCTGGGGTTACCGTCAGAGCACTGATACTTGTCGGGAAGCAGCGGTAGTAACGGACAATCATGTGATGTTGTGCCCTGTCATCACCGAAATGGAAATCGATGTGAGGGATGTACATCAGACGGTTCCTGTACCTGTGGTCGAAACCGTAAACCCTATGGTTGTGGTCTCGTATAGGGAATGCGTCCGTCTGGCCGCTCTGGATGGTTTCCATGTAGCGGTGAAGTGCCCAGTAGTTCTCGTAGTAGTCGTCACAGTACATAATTATCGAAATAGAGTCATTGTATTCGTTGTCTTCCGTTGTCGGTATGTAAACAGTGAACTTGTAATGGCTTTCCTTGGCATAGTTCAACGTAAGGCCAGGTGCAGTAAAGTTGTCAATGTTTGCGTTGACCGTCTCAGGAGGAGGTGCGGTATGTGCCTTTGTAACGTCATCTACGTGATGTTTCCCGTCGTAGTCGGGGTCGTAAGATACTGGAAGGTCGCCTATACGGCACCTGATGAAACCCTGGTGCACAGGCACCGGGTTTCGTACAAGGTTACGATGCAACTCCCTGACTGTTCGGGGAGTGTATATAGGCATTTTTTCCGACATATCTTACTTCTTTACCTTAACAACACCGACGAGGTCGGCCTTCGAAGTTTTCGGAGGTTCCTTCTTGTACTCAGGCTTACCGAGTTCAACAAGCTTTTCCGTCTTCTTGCCGTCCATGTCCTTTTCGGTATACTTTGCGTATGCCTTCGGTTCAGGGTTCTTCATCGGCTTGTCGCTCGTCACAACACCGAAGTCGTCACGGCCACCTACCTTGAGCGTAGGCTTCGTCTGCGGCTTTACAATTCCGACGTTGTTCGGAAGGCGGTTGTTCTTCCTGATGTCAGCGATAAGAGTCTTCATATCGCTAATGGATATAGACTGACCTGCCTTGATTGGCTTGATTGAACCAACAAGAGACTTGCCCTTAACGACTGGACCGCCCTTGACGGTGTAGGTCGTATCGATGGTTGCATCGACAGGCTTGAACTTAGGAGTTCCGCTTGCGGCTTCCATCTGTGCAGTCTTCTTTACTTCGGGTTCCTTCTGGGCTTCGCTCGTGGTTTCCTTGTGACCCTTGATGCGTTCTGCCTTCCATTCCTTGATGGTCTTGATAGGCTGGATGGAACCAACCTTGTCGTTCGGCATCACCAGACCCTTCTTGGACGGCTTACGCATGGAATCGGTTTCTGCTGCGGAAACGGAAGCGGCGTTCCAGAACGGGAACACTTCGTTCACGTCTAGCGATTTAACGGGCTTCTTAGTCTCCAAGTGAGCCTTCACTTGGCCAAGAAGTTCTTTCTCTGTCGGAATATCAAACATATCCATAATCATACCTATATGGCAATTGCCAACATTGTTATGCAAATAGTTTATAATGTTTAACCAACGAAATTAGCGGTAAAGCGGCATTTTGCGTGCATCCACATTATAAACTATTTCTGAAATACATGGTGCACCGCAATGAAAGATATCTTCGTAGAGTCCGTAAATAGTTACCAAGGATTGGATGACATAAGGAAGGATGCCATCATATCCCTGTATCGTACCTTGTTTGAAGCTGATGAGGCAAAGGAAAAGAAAGAGGAGAAAAAGGAAGAAAAGAAGGACGATAAGAAAGAGGACAAGAAGGATGACAAGAAGGAACCTAATATAATCGAATCCGAAGACGGGGAATTTCGTATAAAAAGGAACATTAGTCCTATCAATCTGACGCCTGCAAAGAACAGGGTGATAAAATACATAGCTTTGCACTACACTGCTGGTAATTCTTCTGCACCAGGCGAGGCGACGAAAACGAAGTTTCGTGGCAACTGCTCATCTGATTTCATCGTTGACGATGGTGAAATCTATCAGTTTAATCCTGATTTGGATAATTATAACTGTCATGCTATCGGAGTGAATTCTAAAGAAGAACTTGACAACTATATAAAAACAGCTAAAATACCAAACCCAGCTCGACTGTACAGAACAGCAACAAACAAGAATACTATCTCAATCGAAATGTGTAGTAACTTTAATGGTAAACGCCCTAAAGATGTATCTCCGTACGACAGACGATTTTCTTTGAGCGAAGCTACATTGGCTAACACTGCACAGTTGGTTGCTTACCTGTTGAAGAAATATCCTACCATACAAGAGGTTATTCGCCATTTTGATGTTACTGGAAAGCCATGTCCTGCACCTTGGTGTTGGGATGATGAAGGAAACCAGAAGTATGTGGCGTTTGTACAACGCTGTCACTCTACCCCAGCACCAGATACACCAGAATATGACAACGTAGATGATGGCATGCTTGAAAAGCATGACGAACCACCTTGGCCAGATTTTGGTAAATACTTCTCTCCAGACAAGACTGCCACAACAGCATCGGATATTGCAACTGGATTGGAAGGAAGTGAAATTCTTGATGGTTTGTCGAAAAGCCTAGGAATACCTGGGGTTAAGGTTATTGGCGATATAATTACGAAGAATATCGGCAAGGTAGACCCACATGTGGTTAAGGATTTTGTTGGCATGCTGTTCAATCCCAAGAACAAGGAGATGTTGAAAAATGTACTCAACAAATGATAGATACGCTTTGATGGAATCCGTGTTGAGCGGGATTGACGGCATGGACGGTGATACTGTAAAGGCTATCATTGCGTTGCACAAGACTGTCTATAAACCCCAGTTCGAGGGCGCTGCTGAGGATGCTGCAGATTTAGGTATAGGACTTCTAGGTCCATTTATACTGTCTTTTGGTACTAAATTTGTTGGCAAGAGAATAGGGAGCGCCGCAATTCCAGTCGTTGGCCAGATTCTCGGTGCAATATGGCTTGGTTATGACTTAGTAGACCTTGGTATAAAATGGAACGCTGAATCGAAACGTATTGAGAATGAGAAGGAGATACTTGAAAAAGCCACAGCACTTGTTGACAAGAATCTTGCAAACAACCCAAACGCAAAGTATGCGGCTGAGGGAGCAAACCGTACAAGCGAAATCATGTTGAAGAATGGCGGTACTCTAATGGATAAAGCTGAGGCTGTCGGAAAATCGGCAAGCCACGCTAAAAAAGCATCTTCTGCGGAAACGGTAAATGACGACGACTTTGCTGACAAGTTTGGCTTTACGAAAGACCTCCATATTATAGATGCAAGCAAGGCAATCAACCATCCAGTTGAGTTCTTCTATATCATGATTGGTATGGACGAGCATGGAAAGAAGGTTATCAACAAGGAATCCTATGCGGAGTTCAAAAAGCAATTTGAAGAATACTGGGAGCAAAATAAGGATTCCTTTTATATGGATGAGGATAAGGCAAAAGCCGAGATGCTCAAAGAATACATCCATGGTTATTACAAAGAGGTTTTCCTTCCATCGTATAAACGGAAGCTAACCGAAGTCGTTGATAGCGCTGACAAGAACAAGAGTGTGGAAGAATTGGAAGCAGAAGGCCGCAACTCATTTGGCGACATCGTTGACAAAGAGAAATACTATGCAACCATGGGCTTCCGTCCAGATGGTAAAGTTACTGATATGGAAAAATTCTCTAAGGCGTTCACAGAAAAGACAGGACTAGACCTTCATTATAATCCTGTATCAGACAAGGGCAAACGTCTGCTCACCCGTATGTTGAAAGACCCTTCTGATGAATACCTGAAATATCTACCTGCACCCGTCTTCCTCATGACTAAAGAAGACCAGAAGCCGTATATAGAAAGGGCACAGGACCCTAACCGTCGTGGCGAATCTCAGTTTGGCGTGTACGGTGATGCTGTTAACGCAATGGATGCATACAGTGCTGCATCAAGCAATGCGGCTGCTAGACGAGGAATGGCCAATGGACAAAACGTTGGTCAAGAGCAGAGCACTGGCAATAGTTCTGGAACACCATCCAACAATAGTGCTGGCGCACAATCTAACTCATCTGCTTCAAACGATGATATTACGAATGCACCTGATGTGATAAAAACGGGCCCTTGGCACAAGGTAGTAGGAAAGGACGAGCTGACGAGAATCTATAACTTGAACAATCCTCGTGGCAAACACCTTATGCGTCTAGGGTATATTCTGAATATCAAGAACGGTAAGTTCTACCGAATGAGTGACGAGGATAGAAAAATCATGCCGCAGGTCGTGTATGCTGACCTTGACGAAACATCTCGTAAGCACGCCGCAGAACGTCGTCAGGTTAAATTGCAGCAGGGTAAATTGACTAGGGCTGACATGACAGCCGATGAAATTGCCGAATCCAATAGGAAAGCAGGTTTACCAGAAGATTTATAAACAGATACAAATAAGGAGTGAGGCATGCCATTTAACGGAATACCAAATTTGCGTGATGCAAATGAGCCGGTGAAGCTTGATATCGATAAATTGAGGGAGATTAAAAAGTGCGCCCTTGACCCGATTTACTTCATCCGCAACTACGTGTATATCAACACTAAGGACAACGGTATGCAGTTGTTCGACCTGTATGACTTCCAGGAGGCTGCTATAAAACGGTTCCTGAAATACAGGTTCAATATCAACAAGTGGTCTCGTCAGGTTGGTAAATCAACCATTGTGCGTGGTTTCATTCTTTGGTGGGGCATCTTCCATAAAGACCAGCTGATAGCGATGATTGGTAACAAGCTGTCGTTGGCGAAGGAACAGATGCAGCAGCTGCGTGATTCTTACAGCCGTCTCCCCGTATGGTTGCAACCTGGTGTAAAACTGTGGAACAAGACTTCCATCCAGTTCTCGAACAACTCGCGTATCATCGTGTCTTCGTCATCACCTGATAACATCCGTGGTTTCTCTATCAACCTGTTGTATCTGGATGAATTTGCGTTCCTTAGGCCGAACCTCGCTACCGAGTTCATCGCTTCCGTTATGCCGTCGATTTCTTCGGGTAAGACAACCCGTTGCATCATTACCTCGACACCAAACGGTATGAACCACTTCTACGACATGTGGCAGACATCGTTGGAACTGGACCAGGCGGAAGCCGAGTTCGAGAAGGGAAACAACGACCTTTATGTTCGCTCCGTTGTTACATGGGACAAAGTACCTGGACGTACAGAGGCGTGGGCGAACGCTGAAAAGCTCAAGATTGGTGACCAGCGTTTCCGTCAGGAATACGAATGCGAGTTCGTTGGTTCTGGCATCACTCTTATCGACTACCGTTGCTTGGAAACGTTGAAGGCTTCCGACCCGCTTCCGTTTGATAACAGCATATGGCCGCCCGCTCTTGCCGAGATAGTAAAGGATATTTCGATAAGGACATTCAAGTATCCAGAGCCTGCTGGTGCTATGGAGGCGAAAGGATACTCTTACGCAGCGTCCATAGATACTGCATACGGTATGCGTCAGGATTACCATGTTCTGCAGATTACTAAGGTGTACTCGAACATCAAGTGTGAACAGGTGTTCACGATGTCTTCCAACTGTACCGAAGTAAGCGATTTCTGCCGTATTGCGAACATTATCCTGAAATTCTACCACAACCCGTACCTCATCATCGAATACAATGGTCCTGGAAAGTCCACTTACGACTATTTCTTCAACGTGGCTATGTATCCAAACATAATTAACTTTGACTTGCATGCTCGTGGATTGTGGGCTACCCCGACGATGAAGAACAATGTGGTCATCCTGTTGAAAATGTATGTCCAGCGCGGCTACATCAAGCTACATGACTACAATACGATTATGGAACTCATGACGTTCACCAAGAAGACCCAGAATACATGGGGCGGTGGCGGAAACACACATGACGACCATGTCACGTCGCTTTACTGGATTATCTACTTCCTCAACTCTACCTACTATTATGGTAACTTTGAGGAAATAGAGAACCTTAGCGAGACTGAAATGTTGCGGCTGAGTGAGGAAATGAGAAACCGTTATGCTGACGCTCTCGACTTCGTCAAGTCCCCTGACGCCATGGCCGAACAGCACAAGCTTGGAGCACTGGCAGAAGCCAGCGTATAAACTACAGTAAAGTATGGTGGCGATATGGCGACAAGCATTGACAGTTTGATGGATAGTGTGTACAAGGACGGTAAAACGGCAATCACACAGGAAAAGGTGAATATTCTTCGCATCTATTTGCATAAGGCTTTCCCCGATTTAAGTGGGCAAGCCATAGCGGACGCTGCTTCGTTGTTTGCTGTATACTGTGCCCTCATTATAGATGGCAAACATATTTCATTTAATGGTCAGGTGCTAGATGCAGATGGCCTTGTCAAGTTGTTTAATGACTATACCATAAAGATTGCTCCTGAGTTCGAAAGTGTGAAGGCCATTTACGATTTCTACGGTTCTGCCATGGTTGTATCCATGTTTGTCTATCAGTACACCCACGGGTTGACTAACAAGGAAGCGATGTTCACCAAGACCAGGGCAGGCGGCTCGGCTGCACGTATACTCGATGCCATTGGTGAATAAATCCACTTGCCAATTTGGACATAAAAATATATATTTTGGGGGAATATACGTATTATTCCCCTTTTTGAGGATTGTTATGCCAGAAACACCTAAGGTTATTCCTGTTGTTCCACAGCCCACCGACGAGAACGGGGTGGTAACTGTTAATGAAAACATTGAAAAACTTGCCGATTGGATGAAGGACAAGGTCAAGACCAAGAACAAGAAGGGCAAGTTCGATGTGGATATCATGCTTCAGAACATGGTTGAAAACATCGGTGATGGGCAGATTAACGCGAATGGACTACTCATGCAGGCCCAGTTGCAGCTTGCCGACCTTGAACATGACAGGGCGACCAAGTGGGGCGAAATGTTCGAACAGCTGATGAGTAGCAGACAGCCTTTCGAGAAGACCAAGGACAATGTAAACATGTACCTCTCTGGAAAGAAGGAGATAGCCGACCTTGATGTTAGAATCAAGAAGAAACAGGCTTATATCGATAATTTGAAGGGGTTTGCTGATGCTGTCAGGTTCTATCAGAAGAATGTCCAGACTATCCTTGACCTGAATTCTCTTGCCGTAGAGTCTGGCAAAAAGGGTCTTATCGACCTTGATAAAGAGGTGGAGGAAGACTAATGTCTGACGAAACATTCAATCCGTTTAACATGAACATGCCGTGGGATGTTGACCCTAGCAAGGATGAGACTCCTGCGGAAACCCCCGTTGAACCGAAGGATGAGACCGAACAGCCGACCGAGGATAAACCTGATGAGCAGAAGCAGGATATCTTCACTGCGCTTGAAGAAAAGTTGAAACTCCCTATCGGCTCTACCAAGGAAGGCATCGAAGAGACCAAGCAGATGGTCCGAAAGATACAGGCCAAGACCCAGATATTCGAGACCAAGGGTACAGCCCTGCTTGCACAGGAAAAGCTCGGCAAACTTACGCCAGAGCAGCACTTTGCCGAATGTGCCCGTATTAGGGCCCAAGCCAACCGACTCTACGACATATCGTCCAACCTCATGGACAAGTTGAACGACCAGGTCGAATCCTCGTTGGATATGAGCGACAAGATGTGGTCTGCTGTCAGCTCTATGATTTCAAGCGTTGGTCAGAGTCTGGAACGCCTTTTGAAAGTCACTCAGGAACTCCGCAAGGAAGAAGACCTTCTTACCATGGAAATCAAGAACATCGAGGATGCCAAGAAGCTTACCAACGATGACGGAACCATGGATGCTACCCCAGACGACATGAACAAGCTTATCCTGTTCTTCCAGGAAAACGAGAAGAAGGCTACCGAACAGAAACAAATTGAACATAAGGAAGATGAACATGAGTAAAATCGGAATTATCGGCGACATCCACGTTGGGAAGACTTTCTTCCACAACCAGGTCATTACCGACTACCACAACAAGAAGCGTGATGAACTTTTCGACAAAATCATCGCTGACTTCAAGCAGGAAGGCATAGATACCATCCTGTTCAGCGGAGATATCTTCGATAACCGCAACATCGTTATGGTCGAGTCCCTTCACTATGTCATCGACCTGTTTGCCAACCGCATGAAGGACTTCAATATCATCACTATTACTGGAAACCATGACATGCAGTACGAGAACTCCGACTGCCTTACGTCATTGGAGTTTCTGAAGTTCATTCCGAACGTGACTTTGGTTGACAAGGAGCCTGTCAAGATGACGCTCGGCAACTACGACTGGCATATGTTCCCGTGGCTCGGTACTGCGGAAAACAAGGCGAAGGCACTCGATTACATGAAGTCTGTCGGAGCAACTCCTGCACAGCGAGACCGCAACGTGTTCTTCGGGCATTTCGATATCATCGGCATGCTCATGGAGGCTGGAAACATTTCCGTCGAAGGTTTCGACCCGAACGAGATGTCCAAGTATTGCACCTATGTAATCAGCGGCCATTATCACTGCAAGTCTGCAAAGAAGATTGGAAACACCCGTTTCGTCTATCTCGGAACCCCGTATCACCAGTCGTTTGCACACCTCGGTACAATCCCTGGCTACTACACCTGCGATACCGATAAGATGAAGGTCAATTTCATCGAGAATACAATCGGCGAACGCTACGTGGAAGTGAACGATTTTGACGACATAGATGCCCTTCCAGACCTTAGCGGCAATCTTGTCAAGTACAACAACGATGTGTCCAAGACTGCCGAGGAAGCGATGGTTCCGCTTGACAAGTTGAAGGCAAAGAACCCTCTCCATGTCTTCCAGTCTCCATACGGAAAGCATGTCGAGGAACATGACCCTGCGGACGCTGTTGCCATCGTCGAAGAGGATGACGAGGAAGCCAAGAAGGTAGTTACCATGAGCCAGATGGAAGTTGCCCGTCTGTTCATGGAAAATGCCGACCAGCCCCCTCCGACATTGAGTGACGGAACCAGTGCTAAGGATAAAATTATTTCCATGATTAGCAGTTTTGATGCTACGTAAAGGAGTTGATATGAACGAATACAAGGTATTCCCTCGAAATCAGGTTAGGGCCGTTTACAGCGGTCACACCTTGACATTGGTTGACGGCACTGTCATTGACGGGTTCCCTATGGGTATCCGTGGGAGCATCGAGGTCATAGTAGACGATTGCGATGCGGGAAAATTCGAGTACACCCCGATTACATTTGGATTTCCAGGTGAACCTGAACCTCAACCGTCATATTACCGTTATCGGATTAAGACGCATGTCCCAGAGGACAGTCCTAACCAGAAATCCTCGTTCGTGCATTACACAAACGACCCGAATGCCGACATTCTTATAAGGTGGGTGTCCTTCTCAAAAGGTATGCCTATGATGGATAGACTGTCTTAATTTTTCTAAATATAGCGTTTTTATATAATGTACATGTTTAAAAAATGTATTTTATTGATGTAAATAACAACCTTTTATGCAGAAGGATACTATGAAAGCTACTGAGCTATATGAAAAACTCATTGAAGACAAGGTCAAGGTAAAGGCTACCGTGGATATCATCCATGTGAACGATGGTGACTCACGTTTATTTGGTGGTCGTTTTAACGAAGATATCGCACATTTGTGCCCGTTCTACGACACACTTTGCACGTTTAACCACATCACGATGACATCAGCGATGTTCATCGACCTTTATTCCAAGCTTGCTATCACCAAGGAAACCGTCGTCATTCTTGACAATATCAAGAATCCTGCCGTTTTCGAAGTTGTCCAGAAGATGAAGTTCAGTAGTTTCCAGAACACTGTCGGTGACACCGTGCTGGACACCGCCTACAACAAGGGAGACAGCGAAAAGGTCAGTGCTGAAAAGGAAGCGAAGAACGATGCAATCCGCAAGTTGAACTTCCGTGTCATCTACATCCTTGACGAACTCGTTTGGGACGGCGTTGGCGGACGTGGTAAGAACCTGTTTGAAGTCCGTGTCGTTGAAGACCTTCTCCAGATGGCGGATACAATCATCGTTCCTACCGCTGAATTGAGGCACGCCCTCGTCGATATCGGCTTTGTTCCCGAATCTAGGAAGAATGACATCACCATCCTTCCGTTCACGGTTTCTCCGCAGATTTATCAGGTGTATGCCGTCAATCAGGCAAGGACTTACAGCACGACGCTTTCCAAGCCGAAAATCCTTGTTAAGGGCGCTGTCATCCCGCAGAACGTGGCCGAGTTCATCGTTGCCAAGCACAAGAAGTACAACTTCACGATTTGTTCTGGTTCTGAACTTCCCGAAGACTTGATGCTTCTCCTCGCTAACGGTGATGTGCGTCATATCATGCACTACACTGCACCGAGCGTGAACTTCAAGAACATCACCAACACGTATCTTGACGAGCGTGACGGTCGCTATGACTTTGTAATCCACTGCTCTAACGCATTGAACTACGACCTTGCTAGCGGCGATATCGACCCGATGCTGTCTATCGCATGCGGCTCCATCGCCTTTGCCTGTGTTCGCAAGGACTGGTTCACCCCCGAAACTCACATCTGCGAAAAGACTGGCACGGCATTCAACCCGCAGACGACCTACAACCAGATTGACAACATGATTAGCCATGCTTGCGTGACTGTCGAATGGAACAAGTTGTACAATGAGCAGCGTGGTGCCATCGAAGGCAAGATTTCGGACAAGGCGGTAGCGATGGCCAGACTGTTCGCTGTCCTCATTGGTAAGGACATGGTGAAGAAGCGTTTCTCTGCCGAAAGCAACGGTGCTGAAAATGGAACCACAGAACCCGCAGACAAATAATGCAGAGCCGTCTCGCTTCAATGTCATCAGGTATGACATGAAGTGGTACGAAAAAGGACATGACCCGCATGACTACAACGCCATGCGGGACTTGTCCATTTCTCAGCCGATTATCGTAGACAAGTACGAGGACCAGGAATTGCCTGACCCGATGACCGAAAAATTGGCAAAAATGGTCTCCGATAAACTCAATGAGAAGGAAAAAGAAAACGAAAAGATATCCATCGACCTGAAAAATGGACAACATTACGAAGGGCCGAGGTACGTCTACTCGTATTACGCAGGGGTATAACATGGCTGCACCAGAAAATTTGCTGAAACAGGCGGTTGCAATGAGGAAACAGTTGGGTAATTCTCCAACTGGCTCCATGATTTTTCAGGAACCTCCTAAACGGCGAATTATTAACGAAAAGCAGTCCGTTAAGATAACGAGGCCTGTGAAAAAGTCTTTCAAGATTGAGGAGCCCGAACAGGGCGAGGCTGCTCCACAGGAAACCGAGCAAAGATGGTTTGACCCGCATAAGACTTTCCCCGCAATGGATGCTCGTACACCGCATGTTACTGACGAGCAATACGACGCGATGTTCTATCATGAGAAAGGCGAAAACCCGCCGACAGATGTTCACCATATTTCTGGTGAAGAGCTTGCCCGTAAGTATTCTCAGGCTGCCGCCAACAGGGTTCCTCCCCCAGTCAATCAGGAACCACCGCAGGGGTTCGTTCCCCAGGCAGCCATTCCTCAACAGCCGCAGGATGCGGTTCCCGTTCAGACTCCAATAGTTGCTGTAAATGAGCCCCCACAGACAAACGAGGAAGATTTTCTTCCGCTGGACGAACTCCCGTCAAAGGGACTGTTCTACCGAACGCCGATGTTGGCACAGCCGTTGCGACTTATCGACATGCTGATGGTAGAAAACATGGACAACTCCAACAAAATGGATTCTATTACGGAAATCCTTGGACGGCGTACCCGCTGCGATGGGGGCCCGATGCAAATCCTGACTGGCGACGAAATTTACACGTTGCAGTATCTGCGTGCATCGACTTTCCCGAAAGACCCGTACACATGGACAAAGTTCACTTGCGAACATTGTGGAACCGTGGTTGACGACCCTGGTTACAAAATTGACTTTACTAACATGTTGTTCCGCCCGAATGTGGACCCGACGGAGTTGTTCGAACTTTACAGGGAATACGGCTATCACCCAATCGAAAACATCGGTGGGGTAAATGCAATCGAGGTGTATGTAAGACGGCGTTTCCACGATTACGTTTACAAGGACCAGATTGACACATGGAAGAGGCAGGGTTTCACACCGACCAAGCCGTACATCGCCCTTTTGAATTTGGCTCTTCTCGTGGACATCCCAGGATGCCAGACGACGCAGGCCAAGATAGATTTCATTGGCAACCTGAACAAGGATGACGCATCCAGGTTCTTGTCCGAAATGTCGAAATGCTCTTTCAGGACCAAGACGATGGTGGCACATACGTGCCCTAACTGCGGAGGTGTGACGGTGACCCCGTTCCCCTTTCGGTATTCTACATTCATTTCCTCGATACAGATTAGCCAGCCTAAAAAAGCGTAAGATATACGTGACTGCGGAAACATCGACGACAATGACGGAATGTGACCGCATGTTCTTCCCAGACTTCATCGAATTGAGTGACTATGTCATAGATAAGATGAAATCCCGCAAAAGGGTGAATAAAAGCAACGAAGTGACCTACGGTTGATGCCGTAGGCTTTCTTTTTAGGTTCTCCAAGGTATAAACTATTGATAGTTCATTACTGAGGAGTAATATGAATCCGTACAAAATTTTCGTGGAATCAATGCAGCAAGCTGGCATTGACCCAGACACTATTGATGCGGTGGCTGCTATCCACAACGCCATCTACGAGGCAGCCGAAAACGACTCGGATGACGATGACGATAATAAAGAGGAGTCGGACGAGAAGGAAGAAAAGGACGAAGGTGATGACGGCGTTGATGCTGGCGAAGAAGAGCTCAATGCACCCGAGGAAGAAGTTCCCGAGAATCTTGAACCTGAGGAAACCCCGTCCGAAGCCGCCAATGAACCGAATGCCGACGAAGGTGCAAAGGCTATAATGTACAACCTCTTGACGCTCATGAACGCCAAGCAGAACGCATACCAGCAATACCACTGGAACGCTGAAAGCAAGTCCCTGCACGAGAAGGCACAGGAATGCTACGAACTCTACCAGGAAACCAAGGACAAGGTGGCCGAAACATTGCAGGCTACTTATAACGAGAACATCGATTTCAAGGTATGGTCTGGAAAGATTCCTAACCTGACCGACAAGGGTGCGTTCCTCGCATCGGTCGATGAAGACCTCGATAAGATTTCTGAGTTCCGTTCTCAGCTTGAACATTTCGAGACATTCGGACTTAACGGTACGCTCGACGGTTTCATCGACGAGTTGACTGGAATTAAGTATCACCTCATCCGTTTCTTTGAAAACAAGGACGTTTAATTTACGGGTAACTATGACTGATAGTCTTGACAAAGCGGCATTGTTCTATGAGAACATCGACAAGCTTGGGTTGACCGAAGCCCAATCAGCCGTTGTGTCTGCATTGTTCGAGGAATGTTTCAAGCACCCAGAGGCTAACTTTATCTACTACAGTCCAGAGCACCCGCAGATGTTTTTCACGTTCAGGGGAATTGAGGACATCTATAACCGCACTCCGCATCTAGTCAACCGATACACATATTGGTTGCACCAGGAGTTGATGAACGGAAGGCTACAGAAGTTCGAGTCCAAGCAGGCGTTGAAGGAATTTATCTTGGCTAACCTTGATATGTACTACACGCCGCAGTTTGGCATCACCTCTGAACAAATCAATTCGACCAAGGATTTCAGCATTGGAATATCTCATACTCCCGACGGTGGAATGAAGGGCCGAATAAACGTTACTTCCAACAGAACGGGTAAGCCACTGTTCAACATCACATTGAAGACTGGTGACCAGGAAATCTATTCTAGGTTCCCAGAGAGGAAGATTGCATAATGCGTAGGAACCCTGAAATTTTCAACTTGCCGCCAGACCCGCTGCCAACAATGCTGATGACTCGTGATGATGTCACCGAGTACATCAAGGCTAGGCTGGGCTATCCGGCCACAGAAATCGAGATGGAAGTAGAGAACAGAAACGGTCTTGGCCATATCGCCATGGCCATTCAGGACTCGCTCGACTACTTCTACCGCTACATGCAGTCCGAAGCGACTTACAGCGACTACATGATTATCCATCTGAAGCAGGGAATTATCGAATACAAGGTTCCCGACAATGTGTATCAGTTGGTTGACCTGAACCCGAGCTACGGAAACACGTTTAGCCCGATGATGGCATGGGATGTGGGCCCTGGCGAATCCCTGATGGGTGTTGGCGGTGCTGGTCTTGGCGGACTGGGGCAGTTCGACCTTATCACGTATACGGGCGCACTGAGATATCTACAAGACGTTAAGAAGATTGTTGGTACTCAGTACAGCGTCAAGCTGCACCCCGTTGAACACCGCATGCGTGTCTATCCTACTCCGAAAACGGACAGGAATGCAATCGCTAGGGTTTACTTGAAGGCTAAGCAGGCAGAAGTGTTTGCCAACCCGCTGTTCAGGGACTTCGTGGTGTCTAGGGCTGGTATGCAGCTCGGCATCATTCTCATGAAGGACACGGTCACTCTTCCTGGTGGTGGTACTGTGAACGGACAGACAATCTATACCACTTGGAAAGAAATCAACGATAAGAAGCTCGAAGAAATCAAGAACGAGGCAGCAAGGCCGTTCATGATGACTGACTTATCTAACTAAAACTTGACGGTCGTGAGTTTTTTATCTAAATTAGGAGGACGACATGACAAGAAGACATAGAAATACGGAACCCGTTTCCGTTCAGGAAGATAGGCCAATCGTAAAGGAAGCCCCTGTCATTCCAGAACCTCCCAAGCAGGTGGTGACTGATGGCAAGGAGCAGCAGTCCACACCTTCCGTGAAAAAGAAACGTGTCAGGCACCGCCAGACGGTTAAGCTCCACAACAAGAAGCTTTCCGTTGCGGTCATTTGTGCCAATCCGTATCTGAGGCAGTTCTTGTAAAGGAAGGTTTTATGACAAGCGAGACAAAAGCAACCCTCGTGTCCAAGTTGAAGGAATTTTTCACATTCCTTTTTTGGACTGAGCCCACACAAGGTCAACTCATGATGAAGGAACTTAATGAGACCGCCGTTATGGTAAGGTTTCTTATGCCGTACATGGGTTGGAACACGGAAATCAGAACAACTCTCCACGGAAACATGGACGAGCTTATCGCTGATGCGTCCGATGTTGTTCCTTTCATGAGCGAGACGAAGGTTTTTATCTCAACTGCGAATACCTACAATGGGAAGCCGATTTCCGCTGAATACACTCTGAACAATGTTGATGGTGCTGGCATGAGCAAAATCCTCGACCAGACATTCAAGCAGTTTGAGGACAAGGTACGCAGGGACATCTACGACATGAAGAAGGCTGGCAACTTCGTTGACGACGCTATTGAAGCCACTGATTCATGGGAGACGGTATAAACTAGATTTGATTAAGGTGGGTTTATGGGAACCGACATGTAGGATGATATTATGGGAGTTGAGAGCGCATTGCCGAGCATGATAGTCGGTGGTAACGTAATCGGTTACAGCGACCACAACGAAAACCTCTATAAGGAACGCGATGTTATAGGGGAGTTCAACCGTCGTGCAATAAACGCTCCTGGCTATGGCTACAACGACATCCTTGCTACGATAGAAAAGTTCAAGCAGAATCACAGCTACGAGTTCCAGCCGCTGACTGAACTGGACTACAAGGAACTTGATACGACTAGCGTATCTACTCCAGCAGGAACTATCACGAAGAGTAGCGTAAGCACTCCTAGCGGCACAAACACGTCCGTTTCAACAGCCCCGTCAGAACCGATGGATGCTGACGTGGCACAGGCAATGAGCCTACTTAAAGACTGCATCCTACAAGGATAAAACCATGAAACAAATATACCTAAAAATAAACGAGGCTAAGGAGACACCCTATGCCAGGAAGCTGCGGATAGCAGAGACCGAGAACGGTCGGAAACTGCGATGCCGAGTGGTCGAAACAAAGAAGAAATACAAGAGAAGTCGGGAAATTCCCGACTTTAATTTTTTGTGTACAAAACTCTTGCAAGTGTATCTGAAATGTATTATATTTCCTTACAAACAAGAAAGGAAGGGTACACATATATGCAAAAATTCTGGATAAATAGACGAGCTGCCTTTCCTGCCATGAGGAACTATGATAAAGAAGGAAGTGGTGTATGTAGATAAAAAAGTATTATCCGACTCATATAACAAATCACAAACATACATAAGCGTGTTAAAAACAAAAATGAATGTGGAGAATACTGGCGACCTAATCAATACCATAGTCGGTCTGTGCAAGAAGCTACTGAGTAGCGAAGACCCAAACAGCAGGCGCCTGTACAACACATATCGAGACATAGTAATCGGCAATTACTCGCTTTATCTTATCAGACTATACAACAATTACGCTAAGCAATATTCACTGGACGCCAACGACCTTGTGCATCTCCCGTATGTGCACTTCGGTACGTTGGTGTCTAATTTCAACCCCGAGGGTGGTGCATCTTTCAACTCGTACATGGTGCTGTGCCTTCACGGATACATCAAGAAGTTCATATCAGAGGACGCACTGGTGTATGTCAACCCATCCAAGAAGGTGACGTTATCGTACGTCGAAACCACGAAGACTGGGAAGGACGGCGAAGTGATTGAATACCTGCATTCGATAGAACCGTTCGACGCAGACTCTCAGGGGAAACTTCAATTCGCATCAAAGATGTATGAGACCCTTACTCCAGAGATGCAGGACATGTATGGCTACCTTGTCACGACAGAATCGCCAAAACATGCCACCGACATCTATGCGGAAGCTCATAACTGCAGCAAGGAAAGGGCGATTCTTTTACTAACCCGCATGCGTAGGAAAATAAGACTTGAATGGAGCGCCAAGCATTTAACAACAGGAGGAACCCATGAATTATGTAAGCGTCAAGCATAGAAAAGTAAAACCCCCTAAATATCCAATTCAGGATATGGTAGATGATGCTATCAACATGATACAGGCATCGAGCTACCTTGCTAGAAACAGTGCGTATCTGGAGAAGATGTCAAGGGTAAAGTTCATCTACACCCCTGAACCGATTGCAAATTCATTTGCCGCACGCAATGGTGGGAACTCGTTTGGCGTATATACGTTCGCTGGATTAAGTCTGTTGATGTGTACATGTGCTGCTATTTTTAGCCTGTACATGAGGACGCACAAGGTTAGTCAAGCCAAGCGTGCAGTGAAATGGCTTTTCGGGAATGTCTTTACAGAGATTGAAGCGTATGGGGAAGAATGGGATGCTATCGACCCGGCCAAGATTGACGAGTTCTACCAGAGGTTCCCCGAGTATCTTGTCAAGGAAAACTATCCTCAATACATGGAACTTGCCCGCAAGATGATTACCTTTGTGCTTTGCCATGAAATCGGCCACATCATGCTGTGCCACTGCGACCGCACGAACGAGACAAGCAACAATGTTTCCAGAAACAACGAACGCTCGGCAGACCTATTTGCCTGTTCTATCTTGCAGGGAACTGGTTTCGGCAGCTCGTTTGTTGATGGTTCCATATTCATGCTTCTTACATTGTATTTTATGTATGACAAGAAGGATAAAAACTTGCAGTATGGAACCCACCCTGGCATGAAGGACCGTATTATGAACATCGTTCAGTCATTCAGGAACGAACTAATGTACGCAAGCATTAGTGAAACGGATATCAAACGTCTGATGAAATAATTATATGAACAAGTTTCTCTACATCTATACTTTCTATTCGACGGACCCGTGCCGCCTCCGTAATTTCAAGGCTTCCATCGAACAGCTCAAAACTGTTGACCCCGAAGCTGATATCTGCATTGTTGAACAGGATGGATTGACCGAAGGACTTCCTGGGGTGACTTTCCATCACAAGGTTGAATTCGACGATACGAACTTCCATAAGACTGGACTGTTGAACTATGCGGTAAAGAACCATCCTGACTACACTCATTATGTCATGATTGACGCTGACTCTTGGATAGATGCAGGAGTTGTTGACAACATCAAAAATCACTGCGATGACGCACCTCTTGTATTCCCTTACGAGACATGCGTATACCTGACCGAGGCACAGACCCGCAGGAAATGCCGTCACGATGTCGTTGACATCCCCATTCGTTATAACTCCAACATTCCAATAACTCGCCAGACTGGCCTTATCAACTGTTTTAGCAAGGAAACGTATGAGAAAGTTTGTGGGTTCGACGAGGAGTTCATTGGTTGGGGAGCAGAGGATGACGCCTTTGTGTTCAAAATCCGTAGGGTTACTGGCAAGAGGGAATTGCGTTGCAAGGGAGGTGCTGTTCTCCACCTGTGGCACAAGAAGATAAACGACCGTTCTTATCTTGATGGTCTGCGATACAAGAAAAATAGGGCGTATTGCTCTCTGATGCGTCGTATGACTGACGAAGAATTCACGAAGTATCTCAACAAGGAACTTACCCTTGATGAGATTTACAAGAGCTTTGTCGAACGAGGAGGCATCGAAGGAGATGCTACCCTTATCGTTGGCCCTAGGCTTCGACTGAATGTAACCACGTCGATTTACTACGTGCAGACAATGACCCCGAGTGTGACGGAATTCCTGACTGAGGTATTGTACGAGGACGGCCCCGAAATGGTGAAGAGTTTCGTGAACAGCTACATCACAAAGGAATATGCCTACCCAGAAGTCCTGAAAGAGGTCGAGGAATTCTACGCAAAGAACGGTATCACGAATGACTAACCAATTTCAGGAGAATCTGGCTGGCGGCGAACAGTCTGCCCACAACCATCTTGCCGTATCGGTCGCATCGATACGGCATGACGTTAGGTTCCACGAGGACAACTTTGCTGGCCGTCTCTATGGTTTTTGCGAGGGCGGAATCCAGTGTTCGCTATCGGTAATGAGCCGTTCATACCGCCGTGTTGTCATCAAGTACGATTCCGATGCTGAATACGATATTCCATCGACTTATCGAACAATCGAGTTCGGTGAAGGTAAAACTTACTTAACATACCCGGTTAACGGGGATTACCACAGGTTGTTCCCTAAGGTAGACCAGACCGTTTCTTATGGAAAGGTTAGAACATCCGAGCAGGCTGGCCAGTATATCGAGACTTTGTGCAAAATTGGCGGAAAAATACTACTTGCCAATATCGGAGAAAAGACCTATATTTCCAGGATAAAGGACGCACTTGATGCACAGGGCATTCCTGTCGTTGTCTCGACGAACCATTCGTTTCATGTTCTTGACGTGTACCTCCGTTCATCGGCAAGGCTCGTTCATTTCGGGAACGGGAACCACGGGATGATGTATGCGAAGGGTTGCCTGTATGCGTTGGATGGTGCAGATTTCATCACGGATTGCGACAAGGTTGTTCCAACCAGCCTGTCGGAGTTCATTGCGAAAGAGAAGCTATGAGCGAAAAGTGTGACAAAGGGCTAATCCTGAAGATTGAACGAATCGGAAAGGCGCCGCTTGAATTTAGAAACGTGAGCATTGACGCTTACGAGGGAATGAAGCGGGATTTGGCGGCTGGTCGTCGTTTCATCGAAGTGTCTGGCGTTATTAAAAAGCATGGAGAAGACTGCAACAAGATGTCCTTAATCCCTGCAATCCATATACAAGAAATTACGATAGAGGAACCATCAACCCCCGAAAAGGAAGGGAGAAAGTAAAATGGACGAACTCGATTTGCTTACAGGAGACATTCCAGAAGAGGAAAAAAGAAGTATCCCCGTAGCCAAGGGTGGATACGAAATGTGGGTGGTTAAACATCAGCCGCTTACCGTTGACAAAATGGTTCTTCCAGCAAGCATCAGGAATAAGGTCGAGACTGCGTTGCAGCTCAATGCGTTTGGACATTATGTGTTCTACTCGACTGCATCTGGAACTGGTAAGACTACGCTATCGAAAGCAATTCCTAGGACTCTCGGAACGTCGTTTAAGTTCTTCTCTGCACGTGAGCAGTCCGACATCTTCACTGACATTGAAAGCTATGCTGCTCTGGCATGCCCGAATGGTCTACCGAGATTCGTTGTTCTCGATGAGGCTGACCATCCGAACAGACCCGAGGAATTTTACAGAAAGCTGCAAGGCCTTATCGAAGATACCCAGAGCACAATCCGTTTCATTTTGACGTGCAACGCTTTCCATCGCCTGCCAGACGCAATCGCTTCACGGTGTTTCTCTGTATCGTTTGACTACCCTAAGGACGACAGGGACGTGAAAAATGCGATGTACCTGAAGATGATGGAAATCGCACAGGAAGAGACCGCTCCTTACAATGGTACTGTTGACAAGAACACGGTGGCTGAAATCGTTGACAAGTGCTACCCAGACATGCGACTGATGACATCAACGATGTTCAACAACTTCCTTGAAAACCGTTGCTCAATCAAGGGGCAAATCAAGGTTGTTACCACCGAGTACACGAACAAGTTGGTAGACTTCGTGCTGGCTGGTGACGACATGGGTGCCCGCAAGTTTGTCCTTGACAACTATGTTGACTTTGATAGCCTGTTCCATAAATTCGCCGACATCATCATTGAGAAGAATATCCTTCCTCCGATGGCAAGGCTTGAATTCAGTGTCATTACGGGACAGTACGAACAGATGAGCGAGTTCCAGGTGAACCCTTACACTGTCGTCAACGCTTACATATCCAAGGTTATCCTCTTGTTGTACAAGTACGGAATACTGAAGATGGCTCAACCTACGGCAGGCTAGAATGAAATTCAGTGTTTCACAATTTCTTAGAAACCGCATGGCTGGTGTTCCTGTTTCTGTCGATGAAGAGGAAGGGTTTGAGCCGTTTCTTGTGCAGGTCGCTCTCGAACGTGACCCGAAGGTGGACGACATCCTGCTCCAGACAAATACCCAGAGTTTCTTCCGTCTTACGAAGAAGCAACAGGCTCATGCGTTTGACTGCTTGCAGGGAATGCGTTTGAACATGCAGTACAATCCTACAAGAGGAAAGCGTGTTGCTGAACTCAAAGCGGAAATTGCCGCATACATGAAAGAATTTGGTATGGATTACAATTCTGCCAAGGCGATAGTGCTTGAACAGGCGGGAATGAAACTATGATTAAAAATGCGTTGAAAGAAGAAGGTAAGATTTTTACCCCGTTGAATATCGTAAATGTCCTTCTCGATGTTGCCAAATATGTCGGGGCCGAACGTATCCTTGAACACCACTTTATGGACAACAGTGCGGGAGACGGAAACATCGTCGTTGCCGCCATTTCCAGATATTGCGTTGAATACATCCGTGTCAAGAAGGGCAAGAAGGGATTGAAGGAAGCGCTTGAAACCTACATCCACGCAATCGAACTGAACAAGTCGAACTTCCGTCAGTTGAAGAAAAGACTTGACGATACAGCGGCAATGTACGGCGTAAACGACGTGAAATGGGATATCCGTCTTGGCAACGCCCTTTCAATCAAGGATTATGACGGAAAGATGGACTATGTTGTTGGAAACCCGCCTTACGTCCGTGTTCACAATCTCGGAAAGCTGTACGATGTTGTCAAGAACTACAAGTTTGCCGACCAAGGAATGTGCGACCTGTATCTAGCCTTCTTCGAGCTGGGTATCAGGATGCTTAATGACAAGGGCATCCTCTCGTATATCACCCCGTCGTCTTGGATGCACTCTACATCTGGTGCGAATTTCAGAAAGTATTTGCTGGAAAACGGAAACCTTTCGTGCCTTATCGACTTCGGGCACAAGCAGGTGTTCAAGGGCATCACGACTTACTCTATGATTACCTGCATAGACAAGAACCAGCATGATTCCTATGTCAAGGTTGCCAACATCAACGAGTTGGACCAGCTTCTTGACAATACATGCAACTGGTTGCCTCTATCCGACATGACTATCGAAGGAAAGTTCTATATCGGAAGTTGGAGCGAATTGAAAGAACTCCGTGAAATCAAGTCAGGCAATTACCCGAAAAAGGTTGTTGTCAAGAACGGTTTTGCAACCCTTGCCGACAGTGTGTTCATCGACGCTGATGACCTACCGAGAATGTACTGTATTCCTGTCCTGAAGGCATCTACTGGAAAGTGGGGAACCTGTTTTTATCCGTATGATGTCGGTGGCCATCCAATTCCGAAGGAAGACCTGTTGAAGCCGCACCGCTTTGGCGATTCGATGGATGACTCTGTCGAAGCCTTCCTTATCCACCACAAGAAGGAACTCTTGAAGGGCAGAAAGGACAAACCAGATTTGGACTGGTGCCACTTCGGTAGAACCCAGGCAATCAACGATGTCTACAAGAACAAGCTTGCAGTGAACACTGTCGTTAAGGGAAATGACACGGTCAAGGTGAACTATGTCGAGGCTGGAAAGGGTGTCTACTCTGGTTTGTACATCATGGGTAACGACTGCCGAGTTGACATCACTGTTCTGACCGCATTGCTGACCGAGAGGCGGTTTACCGACTATGTGGCATTGTTGAAGAACTACAAGAGTGGTGGCTACTACTCATTCAGTTCCCATGACCTTGAATGCTATCTCAACTACAGACTTAGCCTGATTAAGGAACCTAAAATAATTTATATCGGATAAGGAAATGAAACCACTCAAAGTTAAACGATTTTATGGAACAGCCGAAGCTCCTATGGTAACGGCTAACGCATGCTGCGACTTTGTCAATGACAATAAGGGAATAGAGGTACAGGCTATTGTGCATTCTAACAATGATGTATTCCTTTATTATAGGGGAAAGGAACGTGAGTAATATATGGTGTGCAACATTCAAGCTCAAGCCAAAGGCTGATAAGGTTACTGTGTTCTTCAAGTTCACTGAGCCGCATACCCTGTTGGTAAATGCAAGAGAGGCACTCCGTAAAATGTACGGCGATGATGTTGTAGAAGATGCAACTCCGTTGGAACTGAGTGCGTGGCCAAAACTCAAGCAAGCTTAAACAAGGAGACCTATATGGAATTAAGATGTCAAGTCGAGATGAACTGGTACGAGGTGGGCAAGGAAACTCCTCGTGAAGGAATTCTCCTGTTCATGGTTACGGACAAGGAACCAGACCTTATTTATAGCGGATACTACATCCAAGGTAGCTTCCGTATATTGGGTCAAATGGGTGGCATCCTTATGCTCAAGGATAGCAACGTCACTCACTTCGCATACATGAACAATAACATGCTTCCGAAGAACTGCAAGCCAGGTTGCCTCGGTAGCGGATGGCGTCTGACTAAAGAGATGCTTCCCGAAGATGACGAACCTGTTGCCATCTGGCCCGAATACAAAGGATGCCGATTTGCTGTCTGGAACAAGCACGAGGAGTGCTGGGACGACGAAACCGCTGACGACTACCTTTGCAAGAAGGATGAAGTTGAAAAATGGTTCCCGATTAACTGGGGCGGAGCAGAATAAAAGGAGAACGACTATGTTGTTGGACGAAGATGAAATACAGTTGGTATCAACCGCACTTTATCAATATCAGAGTACAATCGACAGGCTAAAGTTCATCAGTCGTAACCTGAAAGATGCTGTTGAATGGCAGGGTACTTTTGAAGACAAGTACCATAAAATTCGTCGTGTGCTTTATGAAGACTATGGTATAGTTGAGCAGCTGGAGAGGCTCATCGTGGATGGCATGATGTATCTCGAAAGCAACCCTGTTAGCGAACTTATCGATAGCCTCAAGGATGAATTCAGCGGGGTTCCTGTTGTGGTCGAAAACAAGGTTATGGACCCTGTCAGTTTCTATTACCCGTTAAAGGGAAGTATCAAGCTGATTGGTGTCGCCCGCAACCGTGAGGCTTATCTTGCCACGCTTAAACAGATTAGTGACAAACATGTCGAGGGATGCATGGCTCTTGTTGGCGACGAGCTTATCAAAGTCACGCCAGAAGGTAAGCTTGAACACGAGCCGAAAAACGGCCCCGTAATTCCTGAGGATACGATGGATTATCTCCATTGGAAACGTGGCGTTTAATCAACTCCATATAAAAGAAAAGGGCAAGCGAGATGCTTGCCCTTTAATGTTTTCACGTCGATTAGACGTACTTGTATCCAGGCGGAATCCAGATTGTGAACCTGTCGTACCTGAACGTGGCTTCCCATGTACCGAGGTCGGCCACACCGTAGGTTCCCTGCTTGGGGAGTTTGACTTGCTTCGGCCATGCGTTGATATACGTGATGGAGAAGATGCAGTCACCATACATCCAGTCGTAGTATTCGAGCGTCACGGTCTGGTTACGGAGCAACTGAACCGTCGGGTTGGGCCAGTTGGCCTGTTGGCCGAGACCGAGGTGAATGTGGTTGGCGGAATCCTGTGCGATACGGTTCGTCTGCCAGTTGGCATCAGAACGGTTCGACATGGTAAGCTCACCAGTGTTGTAGATGAGGTTACGCCATTCCATCATTGCTTCGTACGGGGCCATGTCTTCCGTACAGACACCGCCGATGTTGAATTCACCATCGAGTTGTGTCTGTCCAGTAGGATACCACTTATTGAAGCCCATGTACTGAAACGCCTTATCCTCAATCTTTACAGACGGGATGGTAGGAGGCGTTTGAACGTACAGGGCGAAGGAAGCTTCGCCATCCTGAATGTCGAACTGGTCGTGGTTTTGAAGACCCATACCGAAAGCGTGGAAGATGTCTGCGGAAATCAGCATCCTCCAACGGCTGGTTCTATACGGGTCAGCCAAGGTGTCAATGGCAGCGCCAAAGAACACCTTTCTTTTCATTTCTTCGCTAATGGTTGTATTGATACCCATATTTTACCTCCCATTACACATAAAGTGAAGTGGTCTGAGTGTTGCTAGAACCATTGGATTCAACAATAGTCCTCAATGTAATCCAGCGAGAGGTCTTGGTCGGCTTCAAGCGAAGGTCAACGTGCAGCTCGTTCCTGTCGATTACGTCAGGCGTGTTGTTCGTGTCATCGCAGATTGCCGTACCTGAGTACAAACCAGCCGGGTTAGCGTTCATGATTGCATCAAGTTGAGCCTGCAAGTCCGACTGAATGTTGGTACGCAGGTTGGTCGTATTCAACTGGAAGACCTTTCTATCGAGGTAGTGATAGAACATCTTGTGAATACCAGCCAAGAGCATAGCCACATGAATCTGGTCGAACGCAGAACTTTCCTTCTGCATCGTGAAGTCACCCCAGATGAACATTCCACGGCTGTTGAAACGAGTCGGGTTGACCCTGATTTCAGTAAGACGTGCAATGTTGGAATCAGTGTCTTCAGGATACTTGAAGGTTCTCGGATACTTTTCGGTTACGCCCCATTCCGTCGGAATTACAGCGTTGATTTCACCAGCAGGCGGCAACCACCAAATTCCGTTGGCAGCGTTAGCCGTGATGATGGATGCCAACTGTACGGACTTCACGACTTCTACGTTCATGAGAGTGTAGTAGCTGTCGAAGAAGATACCGCGACCATCGTAGATGGCACCCCAGCGGCCCTTAACACCAAATCCCTGAGAGCCAATCATCTTCCTGAGGGTCGTTTCGATGTTGGCTTCGCCTACGCCGTCAAGGATGGCAAAGCAGTCCTTACGGAGTTCGCAGACGTTAAGGATAGCGGAAATAACCGTTCCGTCGAGAGTTTCACGGTTCTTCTTGAACAGGTTGTTGATACCCGTACCAGCACCGATGAGCATAGACACGTCAGTACCGTCCTTGTCGAGGAAGAGGTTCCAAGCGTTGGCCAGAGTTGCCGTGTCGCTGTTGTTGGC